ATATACGCCGCCATGTGCGCCGCGAACGATGTGGAACGGCTCATGCTGCGCCTCGGTGCCGAAGCCGGGTTGAGACTGTCCGAAATCGCGGCCGTCCACTCGCGCGACGTGCTGGAAGGCGACGCCGGCCCGTCGCTGATAGTGCGGGGCAAGGGCGACAAACAGCGCATAGTGCCCATAAGCGAAGACCTGGCGAAGCGGATAACGGCCGCGCCCGGTTGGCTGTTCCCCGGCCGGTGGCGGGGACACGTCGAAAAATCGTATGTGTCCCGCCACCTCACACGGCTGCTGCCGGACGGTTGGGGGCCGCACTCGCTGCGCCACCGGTACGCCACGCGCATGTACGAGACCACGCACGATCTGCTGCTGGTCTCGAAACTGCTGGGACATAGCAGCGTGGAGACCACGCAAATCTACGTGGCGATGCCGGACAGCCGTCTGCGCGTCGGTCTGGACGCGGTGACGTTGGCCGGCTAGGCCGCGTGCTGCGCGCGCGACTTGGGCGTGATTGGGTTGTCCTTCCACCACGCCCATAGCGCGGCGCCCACGTTCCATGTGAGGGCGACGAGCTGGTTAACCGTCTCGTCAGCGATGGGGATGGTATCGACGCCGAACATGACCAGGCAAGCGTTAATCAAGCCGAGCAGCAGCACGGCGGCGCGGGCGATGGTCGCGGCGCTGACGCCGGGGGTGCGGGTGTCGCCGCCCTCCACTTGTTCTTCGTATTCCATGGCTATCCTTCCTTTTCGGTGGTCTTGTCGGTGGCGGTCACGCTGATTTCCAGCGAGTCCAGCTTCGCGCGCACGGCGTCCGCGACGATCTTGGATATGTCGGCCGGGTTCGCTCCCAGCGCCTTGCTAAGCGCCTCGATCGCGGCGGTCTGCGCCGTCAGCTGGGTTTTGACGTCGGCTATGTCGTAACGCGCCTGGATGACGCTATCCAACACGTTGCGGCCGTCGTTGCCCTTGGTCTGGATCAACGCGTCGGCGGCCCGGTCCTTGAGCTCGTTCCGGGTCTGGATGATTCCATCGAAGAGATTGCGGCCGTCGTTGCCCTTGGTCTCGTAAAGGTCTTGCGCACTCACTGTTCCTGCTCCTGTCAAAAGTTGGTTTGCTTTGTTGATTACATAATCCACGTCCAGACCATTCGCGGCCCGGTCGGGACATCCTGCGTGATCGCTGCCTGGTATCTCTCGGTGCAACCACACGTTGCCTTTTAGCCCGTCGTGCCATAGGCGCGGCCAGCCGTATCGGCGCGCGATGTCCGCGCACAAGGCGGCGCTAGCGTCCATGCACGCCTTGGTGCAGGGGACGCCGGCCATGCCGCCTTCGTGCTCGATGCTGATGGTCTGGCAGTTCGACGCATAGTTGCTGTCGGTCCACGGCGCGTCAGTTTCTCGCACATACTGGTGGATCAGGCCCGTGGAGCCGATGCCGTATGTGCTGGACGCCTGGCGCACCGGATTCTGAAACGTCGCGTCGGTGCCGGCGAGACGGCCTACCATGATGTGCAGGGTGATGTGCGTGACCTCGTAGCCGTTGCGTCCCGCGTAGTGGTTGGGGCTGCCTATCCATGTGCTATTGACCATTCATTTGTCTCCTTTCAATCGTCTCGATGCTCGAAAAGCCCTTCCGGTGGCTCAGGCGGTGGTGGCGGTGCTCGCCGGTATATGTGATCCACGAGAGCACGGTTCCATTGCCACAACAGGGAATTGTCGGTCTGCATCTGTTGCGCGAGCCGGTACGCCTCCAACCGGTCGCGCGAGGCGGTTGCTACGGTCTGGATAATCGCGCCCAGCACCACGCCGGCGACGCCGACCACCGACACGATTACTTCCTCGCTCATAGCTCCACCACGTTGAGATAGCCGGCCACGCGCATTATGCCGCTGTTGTTGGAGTGGAACGAGACCTGGATTCCGCCGGTGCCGTCGGATTCGATGACGGTCACACACTCAATTGCGCTGAACGCATTACCAGAGGTGCTCGATTCCGCCGCACTCGGGAGCAGTGACGAGGCGCCTCCTACCGTCGCCACCCCGATGCCTAGCCATGTCATGTCTGCGATACCGGAGAACTGCATGTATTCTTTGACCAGCCATCGGCCGGCCGGCAGAATCGCATACGCGCCCTTGCTATTGGCAGTCGTCTTGATGTCGGCGCTTCCGGTCACGTTGGAGAACATCATGTATGTGTCGCCGTTGTTCAGGATGAGGTCGTTCGCGGATCTTTTGAACCGGCAGCCCCACGTGCGTTTCTGTCGAATCTCCACGGGGTGCCAGGCGTCGCCAAGACGGTAGTACAGACCATTGCGTTGCATGGTGTCACCGGTGACCACGCCTGATTGTCCATTCACGCCTTCCAGTGACTCCAATGTCTTCAGCGTGGTTGCAGTCACTGGCGATACGCCTTTGGGGGTCGCTCGCGCGTCGATTTCGCGCAAGACCTTTTCGACGCCTTCTGCCGTCTGTCGGAACTGTGTGGGGGCGGACGATACGAGGTCATCGGCCTCGATATAGGGGATGCCGTACACGCTTGTGGTCTTCATCCTTGTGATCCTTCCTGTGTTGGTTGTGAGAATTGTCGAATTAACGCGAGCTCGGCTAGTGTGAACCGGCACATGTCCCATGTGACGGGCCATGCACCCATATCCGCCCACGTGGTCGCGGTATCGGTCTTGACGGGCAACGGCCATAACGTGACCTCGTTGCGGAGCAACGGCCGCCCGCTCGACCACTGGTAGGTGAGCGTGCCGCCGATGGTCGCCCACGCGCCGCCCGTGGCGGGTATGCCGTCGTCGCCGGTGAGACGTGACGACGTGGCGCCCTGGATGACGAGCGGCCCGGAACTGGCGGTGAGATACAGGCGCGCGTGCGTGGCCGGGTCCAGCTTGCGGCCGTCGAACACCACCGTTGCCGGCCGTAACCGCCGGTCGATGGTGACGAGCAGTCGGGCGAACGCGTCACGATCCGCGTCGGTCGGGGCCCACACGCTGCCGCCCGCGCGGCCCCATACGCCGCCCGACTCGTCGGCCGTCACCACGTCGGCCTCAACGGTGACGCTGGATTGCGTGGCCTTCAGGTTCGCCGGCAGCCGGCCCATGTCCGTCAAAGCAGTTTCGTGCTGGTCGAACTCAAGCGCGCCGTCGGACGCTTTCGCTGTCTTGCCCTGAATAACGAACTGGGTGACGGGTTCCGGGATCGTCAATGATTGTTCGTCGTCGGTGATGACGTCGGCGGCGTCCAGGCCGTCCAGCGTCTCGCCCGTCCAGTCGGTCACGGTAAGTCGGGCTGTGTCGTCGATGCCGATGCTGGCGGGCGCGCCGAACGGCATGTAGTCGATGCGGCTCGCGTCGCGGTCGGGGTATTCATACCACAGCGGCCACATTCGTGAGTGCGCGTAGAGACGGTGGAGCAGGGCGAGCTGTGACGGGTAGTCGTCGGTCCGGTAGGGTGCCACGGATGCGGTGATGGGGAGACCGTTGGCGTTGGCCTGCGGCGCGGCCGCCTCCCCGGCACGTCGGTTGAGCTCCGTCAATCGTTCGGCCATGGTGCCGACCCAATGCAGGCCCGTGTAGCGTGCATCGGATGATACGGGCCCTTGTTTCTGCAGTCTTTTCCACAGGATCATGCGGCTGGAGGCGCTGAACTCCAACAGCCAGCCGTCGCCGCGGGGCCGGGCTTCGCCGCCGTTCTGCACCAGTCCATCGAACAGCGTCGTCGCCGCGCTTGACTTGCCGGACGGGTTGCCGGGCGTGTATGCCTGGTGCATCGCGTCCAAACGCATGCGCTGCGCCGACCATGCGCCCATGTCGTCGCGGAGCATGCCCCATGTGGGTTGCGCCGAGATCTGCACGAGCACGCGCGCGCCGGCCAGGGTGAGGGCGCGGCCGGTGAGCCAGCCGGTCGAGTCGCGTAGCCGGAACGTCATCACGGACGGGTCGGGCTGCTGGTCGATGCCGTCGGTGCCCCACTGGATGCTGAAGCCGTCCAACGCGGCCACGTCGTTGTCGTGGTCGTTGACGGCAACCCAGCCGTCGCCCCAGTCGAGGAACATGAAACACTGCTGCGCCACTAGTTGCCTCGCTTCCGGTCGTAGTCGCGGAGAATCTTCCTGATTTCGCGTGCCACGCCCTCGCGGTCCACGGGCGCGTTGAACGTGACGTTGAAAACGGTGGTCGTACTGGCCGCCTGACTGCCGGCGGTGGTGCCGCCGTTGAACACGACGTTGGATAGGCGGCCGTTGATGCTGCCGATGGTGCGGCGCACGTCGGTGTCGAAGCCGAGGCCGAGGCCTTTGGCGAGGCCCTGCATGATGAGGCGGCCGTTTTTCACCAGCAGCACCTTGTCGTAGGCGGCGGGGCCCTTGTGCTCCGCGATCCAGTCGGCGATGCCGCCGATGAACCCGGTCACGTTGTTCCACGCGGATTTCAGACCGTCGAGGAAACCCTCGATGATGCTTGAGCCCGCGTTCCACAGCAGCCGTCCAACGTTGCCGATGGCGGACAGGATGCGGCCGGGCAGTCCACTGAACCAGCTGACCACGTTGTTCCACGTGTTCTGCGCGAACTGGGCGGCGCTGGAGAAGAACGCGCCTATCCTGCCGGGCAGTGATTGGAAGAATCCGATGATGTTGTTCACGCACGCGCCGATGAAGTTGGTGAAGTTGCTCCATATCTGCCGACCGCTTTCGGTCTGGGTAAAGAAGTAGACCAGTCCGGCCACCAGGGCGGCTATGAGCGTGATGATCAGCACGATGGGGTTGGCGTTCATGGCCGCGTTGAGCGCCCATTGGGCCACGGATGCGGCCGTGTTGGCGATGCTGAACCCCTGCAATGCGGAGGATACAGCGGTGATGACGCCCGCGACTTTGAACACGGCGAAGCCGGTGCCGATGCCGACCAGGGCGGCGCTGATGGGTTCGGCGTTCGCGCTCACCCAGTCGCTGAACGCGGTGAGTTTGTCGGCCACGTCGCCCACGATGCCGGCGGCGCCGTTGAAGGCGTCGCCC